AGAGCTGAATTGCATCATTGATGGTCAACATCTCAAAAGTATCCATCTTTTCTAAATCGAGTTTGTTAATACTATTAACTAACTGATTCATGGCGCGCTGGCGCATTTGATTCACGGATTCAGTGGTGCTCATGGACTTTTTGATAGCAGATAATACTTTTTCTGCATCTTCTGGAGTTTTATTTCCATGTTCAAAGTCATCAATAATTTTTTTTAGTTCTCTATTAGTCATCGTATGTGCGATGGTTTCATCAATTGCGATTGGATCACTCGATATCCCTTGGAGATATGGTATTGAAACTCCTAAAACATTCGACAATTTTTTCCAAGTGTCGATTTTGGGCTCTCGGCTATTGTTCTCATAAAGGCTTATTGATTGACGTGTAACCCCGATCATTTCAGCAAGATCAGCTTGAGATAAGCCTTTGTCTTTTCTGGCTTTCAAAATGTTATTTTGCATCTAATTACCACCTCTCTTCCTAGTTATCATAAAATTTTCTGCACACAGTTGCAACTAATTGTTGACAGCAACAGAATGTTGCAATAAGCTATAGATATCAAAGCAACAACTTGTTGCCGTGGAGGTGAAATGATATGGCTTCAATGAAAGCAGAACTATTGTTGTCCGAGGACTTCGACAAGCAACTACAAGATCGTATTCATCAGGAAGTGATCCAAGCAGTTAGCAAGCTTGCATCACAGCATGATGAGCCTAAAAAGCTGAACATCGGTCAAGCAGCAGTTTATGCCGGTGTGGCTCGTAACACACTGTTGTCTTGGACTAGAAAAGGTTTGCCGATGCAAGTGGTTGGTGGCGTTAAGCGGATCAATACCGTAGACATCGACAACTACATGAAGAACAACGGCAAATAATCACGCTGGGCAGGCGGACATGTAAGCAACTTATGACAGGCGCATAAAGCCAGAGAGGAAACATTATGAATTTGTTTAGTAAAGAAGAGATAGCACTAGATCACGAGCTTGGAAATTTGATTGACGACATTCAGCTTAACGTTCATGGCATTGCAGAAGACAGTACTGTCACGGTTGATGGCAAGTATATTCCCAATAGCGAGTTGGCCGTTACGACTGCAAAAGAGCTGCTGCGGGTATCGGAAATCCTAAAGCTGTATGAAAACGAGGACGATGCCGATGACTAGCCTTATTACGTGGATATTTATCCACCCGACCGTTATCCCCGTCATGCTGATGGTTTTCATGAACGGTGGCGTTCTGGGAACGTTTCTACAGTTTAGAAAGGACTATGACCATGGCAAAAATGATAAATAGCAAGTATGGATGGACGTGGCCGCAGTTTGTAAAGGCTGATGCTGATTGTGATCGATATTGGGCAGCGCAAAAAGCCGAAAAGCGCTCACTAATTGAGGCCACAAAAAAATCGCCAAGAGTGGCACCTCAAGGCGAGAAAAAGACAAGCGAAAAAATCTATATCGACTTTTAGCTTGCCTCGATTCGATGTTTTTGTCAAGGAAAATGGAGGCATTAATATGAAAAATGTTTCAAACAGCACCAAAGCGCCTGATTTAAATATGGCGTCTTGGAACCTCAGCACTGCAAAAGGACTTTTAGAAGCTCTTAGTGATGAATTCGACATTATGGAAGGCTCTGTCGTTTCATATCAAAGCAATCGTAATGAAAAAAATGCTGCAATCTTGGCTTACGGTACGGATCGCTCATTTTATACATGGATGGCGCTACTGAAAGCAATTCAAGAATACGTTGATAGCAGCTTGGCAACGATTGATGAGGTAAACAAATGATGAAGAAAGATTACTATACAACCGCACAGGCACTTTTGAGCGATACAAGTGCAATGGTGAATATCTTGCGACATCAGATCAACGATGAACAGCAATCAGCACTGGCCGACACAGTCGCTGACATGATTATTGATGCTCGCCGTCTACTTATGGAGGGAGATGCTGCCGATGGTAGACGTGCTTAAAGTAGCGCTTGGTTATCAGCAACACGGCTTTGCAGTCTATCCACTTGCGCCCGCGACCAGAACGCCACTTAATGGTTCCCACGGCTATAAGGACGCTACCAAAGACCCAGAACAAGCCAAGAAATGGTGGGGCGAACATCCTAACTACAATATTGGCTTGGGACTTGATGGCGTGCTGGTGTTTGACATTGATATGGGGCATAAAAGCGGGGCTAATGGCAATGAGACGCTGGCTAAATTGAGCGCTGAGGGTCGTGCTGATCAAATTCCATCTACCTATATAGAAACAACGCCAAACGGTGGACTTCATATTTTCTTCACCTATCCCAAGGAATTGAAGCTAACCAGTCGATCGGATTTGTTCTCTAAGAATGGCGAGAAAACCGGCCTTGACTATATTGCGACTGGTGTACCAGTTTTCCCTAGCACTCGCGAGAACGGTATGTATCAACCACTCAAAGGGCACAAGATCACCAAGCTAGCCCCAGCGCCTCAGTGGTTACTAGATGAAATCCAACGTGTCAACCACCCTAACAAAGTGTTTAGTGGTTCAGCAGTTTATCGAGGCAAACGATGGACGGGCAGGCTGCTAGATGAAATAGTGAACGGCACTAGTACCGGCAATCGCAATGACTTTCTGACCAAGATTGCTGGCAAAATGTTTTTCACTGGTGCAGAACCGCAGACAGTATATAATCTGCTGTTTACAACTAATGATAACTATCTAGATACACCCTTGGCAGAAGCCGAAGTGAATAAGATTTTTAAGTCAGTATTGAAAGCCGAAGAAAGGAGGCGTGCGGTTGGTTAAAGCGATGCCCGAAGATATTAAGCAAGAAGCAAAGAAAGTGGTCAACGTTGATTTTACAGGTCAAGAGCAATGGCGAAATGACCTTAAACTTGATGGCAATGGTGGGATTAGAAAAGATTCAGTGGTTAATATTCAACTGCTACTTGAAAATGATCCAGCATTCGCCAATGTCGTTGCTTGGGACGACTTTTCAGAGATGCTAATCAAGACAAAAGGCGTTAAAGGATTGCCGATTCGTAAAGGTTTCTGGACTGATGAAGATGACGCTATCGTCCGCTCATATATGGAGCGCAAGCATAATCTCTTGTTTAGCAAGCAGAATGAGCAAGATGCCATGGTTGCTGTTGGCAAGAACCATTCAATTAATCCGGTTAAAGACTGGATCGAAGCTGAGCAATGGGACGGTACCCCCAGAGCAGAACGTTACTTCATCGACTATCTAGGTGCCGAAGACAATGAATACACCCGTGCTGTTACTCGTAAGTGGTTAGCTGGGGCTGTAAAACGTGTCTATCAGCCCGGTTGCAAGTTTGAGATCGTTCCAATTCTCGAAGGGAAACAAGGACTTGGCAAGAGTACGGCTGCTCGTAACTTATTCCCGAAAAAGTTCAGCGATTCATTAAAATCAATGGGCAAAACGGACGAAGATTATAAGAAGCTGCAAGGTAACTGGATCATGGAACTAGGCGAGCTTTCCGCTATGAAAAAGACCGAGATTGAATCAGCTAAGAGCTTCGTCAGCTCCCAGTCTGATTCATACCGAGGGAGTTACAGCCATTATGTTTACCCACATTTACGCAAGTGCGTGTTCATTGGCAGTACTAATCAACAGGACTACTTGAAAGACGCTACTGGTGAACGCCGTTTCTTCCCTATCAAATGCGGTGTTACAAAGCCCACAAAGACCGTATGGCGCAATGAAGAAAGCGTACCGAAGATTGACCACGATATACATCAGATACTGGCAGAGGTCAAAACATGGGTTGATGCAGGTGAGAGTGTCTTTGCTGATGATAAGCTGATGCAACTGGCTAAACCATATCAACAAGAAGCAGAGACCGTTGATCCTATGAAAGAGGCCATTGAAGACTTCCTCAGCATGAAAGTACCATCGAATTGGGAAAAGCTGTCATTGAGCCTAAAGGCCAGCTTCTTTCATACTCATGTCGATCATAACGGCGATGTGGCCACTTGGTTACAGCAGCACTTGGATGCTGGAGAATTACAACCACTGAAACAAACCACGACCAGAGAGATCATGGAAGTGGTGTTTGACAAATCAGTTGACCGTTACCTGATGGGCCGTACAAATTCAGATGCAAAACGGATCAAGCTCATCATGGATAACATTACCGGCTGGCAGTCTCAGCGTCTGCGCATCAATGGAAACAAACCACGAGGATACGTCAGGATATAATCTTCTTGTTTTTAACGTGGTCCACATGGGTTGCGTGGTCCATACCTTACGGCTCAAGGGATAGAGAGACTTTTCACCGTGGGCCATACGTGGTCAATACTTGGTCCACTCTAACCGGACCACGTGCGGACCACGCGTGGACCATGTGTGGACCATGCTATTTCATCTTGAAACGCTGTTAAATCAACGATTTCCCACGGTGACCACGTGGACCACGTAAAAAACAAACAAGTTTAAAACTACCCAGTGAGGATACGTCAGGAAATGGTTTGCTTCCCTACTGTCCCACTACTATAAATACAATATGTATCCTTATTTTAACGTGGTCCACGTGGTCTACGTGGTCAACCCCTTACGGCTCAAGGGATATAGAAATCTCTTGACGTGGTCCATAGGTGGTCCACGTGGTCCAAAACGTGGTCCACTTAAAAACAAACAAATTCAAAACTACGGAGGTTAAAAGGATGTTATATCCAGAAAGTACATGGGCTAGGTTTGAACAAGAATTCCCTATCCCTGAGAAGTATCGCAAATACTATGAGTACAAGAATTGGCACATTGAACCTAAGTCACCAGATTTTAACCCGTTTAAACAGGATCATCCGTTCGCGTTCATGCTGATGCCCGAGGACAAGCAGAACGCTTTATATCTCTGGACTAAGGGACTGGCCAAGCGAAAGACAATCAACAGCGACTATACCTCATACGGTATCAAGCACCTATTCGCTGACTTACCCAGTGGTTTCTACATTACTAACGGCATGATGAAAGGCGCACTATTGGCAGCCGGATTTGAGATAGCCGACTACGCCGAACTTAACTGGCATGCAAACATTTCAGGGCGAAGCATCAAAGAACAGATCAAGCTTGCGCCCCACATCTGCTAATAAGGAGAACTATCATGAAGAACTATTCAATTGCCCGCCTGAACAAGGTGGCTGAAATCGGTAAGACAGTTAGTCGCAGGACTGGTGCAGGTATTAACATCTCTACATTTACGCCGACTGGTACCCTGTTCTACGGCTCATATAACCGCACTGTGACACAGACCTACCAAATCACGGGCACAGGACTAGCGGACACCATATCGATCGTAGTACGCCACACTGACGCGATAGATGACAGCACACAGATAAAACTTAATGGCACCGTGTACGCGATTCAGTCCATTGCCTATGATGATGATCCTAATGCGTTCGATGTTGTGACACTCAAGAAGACAACCAAAGGAGCTTAGAACGATGAAACTATTTGAATATACTGCGTACCAAGGAGAACTAAACGGTATCATCGACAAGTTCATGATGTTACACAGGTGGCAAGTCGGATTCATTCGGGTATTCTCTGCACCAGATAATATGATAACCGTTCAGCTTTACTATCGCGATGATAAGCCTGAACCCGAAAAGGCAGGCGTATTGGCATGATTATGAAGCTGTGTAACCATGCTGGGTGCAATACTATGGTGCCGTTTAATCAACGGTACTGTGATAAGCACAAGCCAGAACCACGAGCGTCCGACAACGAACGCTACGCATATCGTAAAGCAATCGGTGATCGTTACTTTCAGTTCTACAAGTCCAAGGTGTGGCGCAAGCTATCTTACTCGTATCGTCTAGCACATCCACTGTGTGAACGATGCCAAGCAAACGGCTTATATGTGCAAGCTGACGTGGTAGATCATATTGTGCCGATACGTGTGGACTGGAACCGCAGACTGGACGAGAGCAACTTACAAAGCCTGTGTAATGCTTGTCATGGAACCAAAACGAAAGTAGAAGACGCGGCACGCTACCCCCACATAAACACGGGGGCTATGTCATCTAGTCTTGAGGACCAAACGAGATAGTTTCGTTGTTGAAAATCCGTGATAACCGCAATATATCATGGGTATTTGGTACTATGTGTTATAATTAAGTTAGATAAGTC